TATCCTTATGGTGTTCCTGATTGATATTCGTACATACATCTTATAGTCATTTTTATTCCACCTACTGGAAATAAAGAACCTTCATCTGTTTCTACTTGGATAACTTCTGAATCAAGTGCATTACCATTTCTTGTAATATCAGTTTCTATTGCAGTTTCAATAGCTGTAATTAAAGTATTTCTAGCAGTATCTATATTAGCTTCTGCACCTTTAACAAATCCTAGTATTACAAAATCAATAGTTCCATGCCTTGTTTTAGCCCCACTTCCAAGTTCGCTATCATCTCTATTTTCTTCTGATGTTTGAACTATCACTGCTGGGTATTGTTGCATAGATAATTCGTCTAACAAGAAAGGTTGTCTAGTAGCTTTTTTAATTGCTGGACTAGATATACTTGAAATAACTGATAATAAATTTACTGCTATATCTTCTCTTACACTCATATTCTTGCCTTTCTAAATTCTTTGGCTACAAATTTATTAAATTGTCTGCCTATTATATTAGCAGTTCTATCATTAAATCCAAAAAATTCACGCTTTGTTTTACCTAACACTTGATTAAATACTGCTCTTTTAAGCATTTCACCATTACTAAATCCTACTGATACTTTATTTGTTCCTGTTTTTTTAACTGTTTGTCCACTAGGAGTTAAAGCACCTAACATTCTACCAGAATAAAATAAATCAACTTTAGTTGGATAGCCTTTTTTTTGTAAATGTTTTAAGTAGCCTTGTGAGTAAGGTGCAAAGGGTGCATCTCTAAAGTCTATTCCTTTAGCAGTTTTAGTTCTGATAATATCCAGTAATTGAAAACCACCTTGTAGTATTCCTTTTTCAATAATAGTTTTGATTTTTCTCTCTACTTTTTTTAATCTTGTTTTAAGAAACTCGGTATTAGTTTTAATCTTTACTGATACAACCATTATCTAATTAATCGTTTTGACCCATGTAATGGTTCTCTTTCATTAACAGAAATAGTAGCATTAGCATCTGAATCATATTCAACACCATCTTCTAATATTGTTCTAAATTCTTTATTGTATTCAGACATATATTTTTCAGACATTCTTTCAAATCTATCTTTTTCTGTTTCAGGTCTAAACTTTGATAATGCTGGACAAAAAAATCTACCTAAAAACAAATAAACACCAGCACGTTCAAACTGATCTAAATTAACTTTTGTATTAACCATTTCAGCAGTATTAAGAACTGTAATATCTGTAAAAACATTTGTTTTATATACTAACCACCATTCAATTCTTAATTGTCTAAATATATCGTTAGTAGTTTGTGCAAAAAAATTAACAGCTTCGGTTGCAGTAGAAGCTATACCAAAATCAAATACATCTGGTTGATACTTTGTTACATCAGCTGCTACTATTACATCTGCACCAGTATAATTAGCCATAACTTATTTCCAGATTAGATAAATTATTAAAACAGCTAAAGGTATTGAATACATAGGATTATTTTTAGATTTAATCCACACCCATCTACACCATTTCTTTAATTTAAGTTTAATTAATTTGTTCATCTTTTTTCTTCTTTGTTTTTTGTTTTTGAGGTTTTAATTCTACAACATTTTCTTGTTGAACCTCTTTAACTTCTTTTACAACATCTTGTACTGGTTTGAAACCTCTAAACTCCCATACTTTAATATTTGTTTTATAATCAGTTATATTTCTCTCTATAATTCTAGTTCCTTTTTGTAATTGAATTTTTGTTACTTTTTGTTGTATTATTTGTACCATTGTTATTTCCTTTTTAAGTTAATGTAAGGGCTATTTCTAGCCCCCACAAATTATTCAATTATTATTGAATAGATGAATCGTAACTTAGTTGAACACCATATGAATCATGGATTTCTCCAACACCATATACTGAAGTCGCTACAATCTCGTCTGCTCTTAGAGAAGCATCTCTTTGAGTTTCGATTTTAACATCTTGCATAATCGCAATAGCTAATGCGTCTTTATGGAACGCAGCACCTATATAATCACCAGCATTACCAGAATTAGCCATATTTGAAGTTTCAAATACGTTCATTCCAGCTATTCTACCAATTAAGCCTGATCTTAATGCTTCGTTAGATAGCTCAGTATTTAAACCAGCAAAAGTATTAGTAAAGCCAGATTTTAAATCATAAGCGATTTTAGGGTGTAGTACAACTTGACAATCATCAGTAGATAATGCGTTTTCTTTTAAAGTAGAAAGAGCATTAAATAAAACTGCTGCACCTATAGCTGTAGTACCATCTCCTAATGCAGTATCAAAGCCATTAAACAATGCAGTTAAATCTTTGTCTTGTTTAGTTGCTAGTGCTTCCCCAAATAATTTACCAATATCTGCTGCAACATTTCTTGGTGCAGCGTTTCTTGCCAAATCAGTTAGAGTAGTCATAACACCAACTTCGGCAGCAGTAATAGTTACTGATGTTGGGTTGATTGCTGTGTTTGCTAAATCAGTTGCTTCATTAACAGCTGCTGCAGAAACTGCTGCATAAACTGGAACTTCAACTGCTTTACCACCACCAGAGATCGCATAGTTTTTAACTAGGTTTCTCATAATGGATTTTTCAGATGCTACAAATTGTGCTTCTGCTACTATCTCTGTGTATAGTTCCGATAGTGTGGAACTTGTGCTTTCGTTAGCCATATTATTATCCTATTAAGTTATTTGTTTAAGTTAATTTGAACTGCCCCAGTATCTCGTTTTTTCCTATAATCAGAATAGGCTTTACGATCTTCTGGTTTAGTTAAATCTAAATCCTGTAATGTAAAGGGTTTAACAGTATTACCACCAATAGCACTCTGGCTTCCTGAACCAGACAAAGACCCTTGACGGAAGTGTGGGTTGCTATCTAAAAACTCTTTAACTCTATCTTCAATAGTAAAAAGTTCTCCTTTTGCGTTATATCTTACATTGGAGTTATTATCAACTATTTCTATTCTGCCATCATCATTATATTTTACTTCATCTTTTAATAAAGCAACTACTTGTTGAGCATTAATTGATTTTTGTTGATTGGCAATAGATAGGATTGAATTATCAACTTTTTCTTTTTTGATTTGATTTTTATACTTTAAAAGTTCTGCATCTTTTTCAGATAATCTTTCTTGCATAATCTTCTCTAAATCTTGCTTTGTTTTAGCGTCATTTAATTGTTGTTTTTTTACAAGTTCAGCTTTTTGAGATTCATCTTCTTGAAGTTTCTTTTCGTATTTTCTTTTTTCAGCTTCAAGTCTTGATGAAATAACTTTATCAAGTTGTTCTTGTGTGAATTTCATTTCTTTAACTTCAACTGTTTCTTTTACTTCTGCTTGTTTAGTATCTGCTTGTTCAGTTATCGGTTGAACGACCTCGTTTTCTTGCGTCATTTTAAGACTCCTATTGGTTAATTATTATGCTTTATCACTACTTTTTGTAAAATGCAAATATTAAGCATCATCTTTTATATGAGATATAGTTGGTTTTTATACTTGTTTTAAAATTTCACTTTCTTCTCCATCGTCTTCGTACCAATCAGGATTAACATAAGAGAATTGGTGTCTGCAATTATAACCACCTCTACTTACCATTGGAGTTCCACCTTTTTTACCACTCCATGAATTGCTATTCCATATTCTAGTTATATCAGCGATAGTATAAATACCTTTACCACTTCTATCAAAAACACCATTAATCATATTTCTACAATGCGATCTAGTAGTTGGTATTACATCTCCATAGTATTTAACATAAGTTAAACCAGCATCTTTAGCTTTATTAAAGTTTAAAGTTGCATCAAAATCTCTTAATGAATCGTTTAAAATCTGTCCAGCATATCGTTTCATGTTCTCACCAACTCTTGTACTGGCGTATTTACTTTGAAGTATCTTAACTGCTTCATCTACTCTTGATGCTAGTGCTGGGTTATCTTTATTGTTCTTAACATAATCAACTAATCTATTAACTGCTGGGTCGCTTGATGTAGCATAAATTCCATTAATGGATTCTCTTAATTCTTTTTCTAATACAGTAAATTCAGTACCAAGTAATGTATTTTGATATACTTTATCTGATAGTATTCTTGTGAAGTTATTAGATACATCTTTAAACTGTGTGTAATATTGTTGTTTAAGATTTTGAACTAATGCTAAATCTCCTTTTGTTAGTTCTTGAAATTCAGGTGGTATAAGTCCAATAATTTTAAACTGTCTTTCAACTCTTTTAGCTTGTTCTCCAAATCCCTTTCTAACTACTCTATCTGCAAATGGTAAATATTCTTTATCAAGTATAGCTTTAATTTGAGGTCTTATTGCAACAGCACTTTGTAGTTCAATTAACTTACCAGCAGTTCTAGGAAGTGATGTATCAGCTAAAGATATTATCTGTGCTTCTATTCTATCTAGTGTTTGAGTAAGTTGTTTGTAATATTCAATCTCGGCTTTTTCAATACCCTTGATTCTGTAGTTTGTTAAATCTTTTATTATATCTGACATTCATTAAATAGTTTCTTCTGCTACTGTTTCTTGTTGAACTTCGTCTTGTGTAAAATCTCCAACTTCTGATTTAATATCTATTTCATTAAAGATAATATTTAACTTCTCATCATCATCAACTACTGCTCTAGCTATTTCTTTATCAATTTCTTTTGATAGTGTAGGTGATTGAACATTGATTGCTTTTGCTTGTTGATAGAAAGCAAGGTCTGTTGCGTAATCTCTAATGTTAAATGAATCAGGGTAATTAATCTCTCCATCAAATGTAACTTTTTGAAACATTGCGTATAGTTTAAATAACTGTTCTTCTGCTAATTGTAAGTTATCTGCTTTTTCAGATAGTCTAGCATTAAGTAATTCAAATTCAGTTTGTAAAGCTACACCAGAACTAATCCCTGACTTTGTAGTTCTAATAGCACCAGTATGTGCAATTCTATTTATAGATTCTACTTTGTTATTAATTGAATCCATAATTGATTGTAAGCTAGAACCAGATGGTTGTAGTAAGTAAGGTTTTAAATTAGGTTCTAATTCATCAGGCATTTCTATAATAGCACCAGCACCAGCACTAGCATTGACACTGGGAGTCTTAACTAAACTAGGGTGGTTTGTTAATCTGATTAATTGTTCCATTTCAGAGTATTCATTGTAAATAGATTTTTGAAGATCGGCTATATCAGTTAAATCTGATTGACCAATTCCTCTCTTATGTGATTTAGCATTATATAAAATAACTGCTGGTATCTTACCAATCATATTAGGGACAGTTTCTACAAGTCTTGGTTCTTCTCTATTAGGAATATAGATTGTATCAATTTTATCTCTATACCAAAGTTTAAGATATTGACCACCATCTCTATCAACTTCTTCTCTTACTTTTAAATAGTTTAGTTCGTATTTACCATTAGGTAATCTTTCGTAATTCCAATCAAAAACATTTTCAGGTGTAAGTATTGAAACATAAGGTCTAATGTCTTGTTCTAATTCATCAGCTTTTGTACTTGTAAATATATTAGGCTTATCTAAAATCATAAAACAATGACCATAAATAGATGCATAATTCTGTGCTTGTTTAACTACTGAATTTAAGTTGTTACCCTCTAAATCAGCATCTCTTAAAAATGATTGTAAAGATGTTTCATCTCCCATTGAACCAAAGTCTCTACTCGGTCTAACTCTAAATAAAAATGATGAGTATATTTGAATAATGTTTTTACAATGATTGTCGCAAGGAGTGTTAGCAATTCTTTGATTAAATTCGTTATCTAGTTCAAGATTATATCTTGATAAATACCTACCTGTTGCATAGTCATATCCACCATTATAAGATCGAATATAGTATTCCCAGTTCTTGATTGTTTCTGAATAGTCTTTGTGAGTAAGTAATGCTTGATCTCTAGTGTATGCCATAATTTATTTCATTGTCCATCTTGATGGAGAACTAAATATTGTCTGTGTGGTTAATGGTTTTAAATAATCAATCATATATCCTAGTGCGTCATTCATATGGTCGAATCCATCTTCCTTATCAGGAATATTTGTATTCTCTTTGTATATCTGTCTTTGTAAACCTTTTATCAGTGTTTTGCAAGATTGTGAAACAAAAATATGCCTTACTCCTGTAGAATCTTTTAATCTACTATTGACAGCATTTACTCTATCTCTAATTGCTGGGTGTTTGTTTTTAACTTTAACTTTAAAACCAGCGTTCTGTAAAATAGATAAATCAGTTCTACCACCAGCAGATGTTTTTCTTTGTTTAGATGCTGGGTCAGGATATATAAAAATTGGTATTTTAGTACCATATCTATCTCTTAATTCTTGCACCATTTCATCTGTATTACTTCCATAGATAATAACTTCATCAAGAAAGAATACTTTATCCTTATCTAATTGTGCAACACAAGCTGACATAGGGTCAACGTTAAAGTCCATTCCTATATGTAAAGGCTTCTGCCAATCTATTTCTTTTTTAACAACATTCTCAACTGGGTGGAAGTTATAATAAACAGAACCAGCATAGTTTTCAAATGTACCTTCAAACTCTTGTCTAAAAGTTCTAATATCAATATCTTGTTTGGCTTGTTCTATTTCATCTGCTGAAACTATACCACCCTCTAAAGTAGTATATTGATAACTGTCCCATTCTTCGTCTTGCTTACCTTTTAAATATAATTCATATGACCAATTACCATAGCCTTTAGGAGTTCCACAGAATAAGACTCTACCTAATGTATCAGAAACAGAAGCCCTTAATACTTCATACCATGCTCGTTTATCTATATCTGCAAACTCATCTAATATAAGAAAGTTTAATCCACTACCTCTTAAAGCATCATAGTTATCAGCACCCTTTAATGAGATCGTACTATTAGTTTTCCTGATAGTAATAGTCATATTAGTTTCGTTAATATCTTCTATCCAGTTAAATTGATTAAGCATCTCTTTTAGTTTAGCCCAAACAATCTCTTTAGCCATTTTAAATGTAGGTGCTACATACCAGATTTTTTGATTAGGTTGAGTTGCATACTTCATCATCTCGGTAATACAAAGATAGGTCTTACCGAATCTTCTTCCTGATATTAATATTCTGAATCTAGCTTTAGAACTACTTACTTTAAGTTGAGGTTTGGTGAGGGATATTTTCATTAATTTTATTATATCTCATTAGACTTGTTCTGCTTCTTTACATATAAATTTCGTTGCTACTTTGTTATTATTAACAAAATTATCTTCTTGTGCAATTATTATTTCTTTAGATATTTCTAGTGCAGCAATCGTA